AGCTGAAGCAAAACGTTTAAAAGAAGAAGCTAAGTCATTGACTCCTTCAGTTGTTGCACCAGCAAAAAAACCAGTGAAAGCTAAAAAAGTTAAGAATGTCGCCTAATTTTTTTGATAAATGGGAACATATTTTAGAAGGCGTAGAAAAAAATAGAATCCCAATCCAATTCGTAAAAAAGATAGTACTTAAGTTAAGAGGCAAACGTCAGCATACAATTAATATAAATTCTTTGATCAGACAAGGACTAGATCCTAATCATATTGAAGAATTAGTTAACAAAAAATTGTATGAATTAGATGATGACATTGTAAATCTTGAATTTATACTTAATATTGAAAGTATTGCAGAGACAGTGCAACCGGAAACTGATAAATTACTAAGTGGATTATAATTGAGTAAATTATTTCAGCAACCAAATGGGTTATGGTGTCCAGTAACTGGTCAAACTTGTTATGACTGGACAATGGCTGAAATTCACGTACCTAAAATGCTAATACAAGCTAGAAAAGAGTTTAATCAACCTGTTAAAAATGTTATACATGCAGGTGGCAATATGGGTATATATGCTTTAGAGTTTGCTAAAGATTGCGAAAATGTTTATGTATTTGAACCGTCAAATGAAAATTTTTCTGCTCTAGCACTTAATTGTGCTACCGCAGAGAATATTTTTTTATTTAAAGCAGCACTGGGAAATAAACATGAGACAATTGATGTTGTAAATGAAACAGACGATAAACAATGTGGTGCGTGGAAGGTTAAAGGGTCTGGAAATATCCCTACATTAAAAATAGATGATCTGAATTTAGATGATGTAAGTATAATTCATTTGGATATAGAAGGTTATGAACTATACGCTATTCAGGGAGCCTAAAACACTATCAAAAGATGCAAACCACTGTTATCATTTGAAGTGTTAAATCATAATACGCAATATGGATATACTATAGACGAATTGTTTAATTATGTGATAAGCTTAGGATATCAATCATCTAAAAAAGTTGGTAATGAAATAATTTTTATTATGGAAAAAGTATGAAACAGTATCACGATTTACTAGAAGATATTTTAAACAACGGAGAAGTTAGAGATGATAGAACTGGCGTTGGCACTATTAGTGTGTTTGGACGTAGTATGCGCTTTGATTTGCGTAGGGGCTTTCCAGCCATCACAACTAAAAAGTTGGCTTGGAAAGCATGTGTAGGTGAACTACTTTGGTTCATTGAAGGGTCAAGTGACGAACGCAGACTTGCAGAAATAACACACGGCACACGTGAGGGTGTTGCTACTATATGGACACCAAATGCACTTGCACCATATTGGAAACACAAAGCAAAATATGAAGGTGACTTAGGTCGTGTATATGGTGTACAATGGAGAGACTGGGTTAAGACAGACAAACCACCCGTGCGTGTTGCTATAGATCAACTACAAACTTTAATAACTCAATTAAAAGAAGATCCATATAGCAGGCGCCATATACTTAGCTCATGGAATGTTGCTGAGTTAGAAGATATGGCACTACCTCCTTGTCACGTAATGAGTCAATTTTATGTTAACAAGAATAATGAATTAAGCTGCCATATGTATCAACGTAGTGTTGATGTGTTTTTAGGTCTTCCGTTTAATATCGCTAGTTATGCGTTACTTACACATATGATTGCACAAGTATGTAATCTAAAAGTAGGCGAACTTGTAATCAGTATGGGAGACACACATATCTATAAAGACCATGTTGATCAAGTGAAAGAACAGTTAACAAGGGAAGAGTATTCTTTGCCTAGATTGTTTTTAAATTTTGATATTAAAGACATTACAAAGTTTACTATGGAAGATATACACTTAGAAGATTATCAATCCCATGGTCCTTTAAAGGCTCCAATGGCAGTATGATAGTAGAAGTTCATAAGTTCAATATGAGTGATGTTGAAGATCCTGATTTATGGGCCGCACAAACTTTATGTGAATGGGAAAAGTCTGATAAGGGTCAATGGGTAATGAATAATACTATTGAGCCTACATGGAACAGAAACTTTTATGAATATGGTTGGCAGTACACTATTACAACTAAAATGACTGAAGAACAATTAACCTACTATAAACTCAAATACGAATGAAGATACTAGTTACTGGTGGCATGGGCCTAATAGGCCACAATATTGTAAGTAAATTAGAAAATGATCACGAAATTATTATTATTGATAATCATACTAATTATGGTTTTATACCTCAGCAGCAAATTGATTCCTTAATAAATGCACGTAGGCTAAAGATTAGCAAGTATAAAAACTATATTGTAGATATAACTGACATACACAATACTAATTTAATTTTCAGAAATTTTCAACCTGACTTAGTTATTCACTGTGCTAGTTATCCACGGCAAAAAGCAGTAGAGGCTGACCCTGCATTAGGTGCTAGAGTAATGTGTGAGGGTCTTACTAATCTATTAGAAGCCTCAATAAAGAATAATGTAAAAAGATTTGTTTATATCAGTTCAAGTATGGTCTATGGAGACTTTGAACATGATGTAACAGAAGATAGTCCATGTAATCCCATAGGGCAGTATGGTATCTTTAAACTTATGGGAGAAAAACTTGTACAAGATTATAGTCGCAGGACTAATATTGAACACGTTATTATTCGTCCTAGTGCTGTATACGGCGAACTTGATGTGGAAGATAGGGTTGTTAGTAAATTTGTTCTAGGGGCTATCCGCGGACAAATATTAAAAGTAAATGGACCAGATGAAGTATTAGACTTTACTTATGTAGATGATGCAGCAGAGGGTATTGTTCAGGCTTCATTAAGTCCTAATACAACAAATCAAATATACAACATCACCCGTAGTGCGGATCAGATGTGGACATTGAAGCAAGCAGCAGAACTTGCTATTAAACTAGCGGGTAAAGGTGAACTAATAGTGGGCCCTAGAGACTTAAGCTTTCCTAAGCGTGGCCGATTAAGTATTGAAAAAGCTATAAAAGACTTTGATTATTCCCCTAAAATCAACGTAGAAGAGGGTTTCCTTAAGTATTACCATTGGTTAAAGGATGTAACCTATTTCAATCTTTCATAAATACTTAATTAATATTAAGGATTTGTGATGTCCGATTCAAAACTTTTTAGACAATACATAGATATAATAAACGAAGAATCACCCGTCTATGCACAACGAAATCAGCAAGCAGCACAAAAATGGGCCCAAGAAAACCCTGACGCCGCTCAAGCGGTTAAAACGGGTCTGAATGTAGTAACTGATTTTATCCCTGGAGTAAGCCAAGTTAAATCAGCATACCGCGCTGGAAAGGCAGCCATGGGAGGGGACTATACTGAAGCAGGAAAACAGCTGGTAGGTACTTTTGTGCCTGGCGGAAGAAGAATGGTTGGTGCAGTAGATGCTGGTATAGATGCAGCAAAAGGCAATTACAAAGGAGCTTTAACCAACTTGTCATATGCAGCAGGAGGTGACCTAGGAAGATTAGGATCAGCATATGCATTAGGGTCTACAGTAAATGATTTAACAAAAACATCTACGCCAAACAATCAAGTAGCGACAGCTATACAGGCTGCAGATGATGATGAAGTGCTTGGACCAACAAAGGCATATACACCAAGTAATGCTTTGAAATCCTTAACTAGATCGGAACCAACAACTGAAGAAGTTGAAGAAGTTGAAGAAGTTGATGAATTAGAAGAAATGAAAAAAATGTTAAGAAAGTTTAAGTAATGTGGATATTATCATTTACACCCGACTGGGTCTTTCATTCAATAGCATTAGCAGGAGTAATAGGAATTATAGCTGGATTCCTGCTAGCCTTTATTCCATTAGTTAATAAGTATAAATTACCAATTCAAATCATATCAATTGTCTTACTGACGTTTGGTATATTTATGGAAGGTGCTATCCTTAACGAACAAGCTTGGCAACTAAAAGTAGCTGATATGGAAAAGAAAATGGCTGAAGCAGAAGCTAAGTCTGCTCAGGAAAATGTAAAATTGGTTGAAAAAATAGTAGTAAAGAAAGAATATATTAAAACACGTGGTCGTGATATTGTAAAATATATTGACAAAGAAATCGTAAAATACGATACAAAATTCATGCCCGGAGGACAGTGCGAAATTCCTAAGGAATTCTATAAAGCATTAAATGATGCGGCTCAGGAGCCAAACAAATGAAAAAAATAATTATTATTTCTATGTTGTTATTAACAGGGTGTTCTACTACTGTGCCCGTAAAAGCTAAGTTTCCTGATGCACCTGATATGCTAATGACAAAGTGCCCTGCATTATCACAGGTTAAAGAAGATGCTAAGTTAAGTGAGATTGCTACTAATGTAGCTAATAACTACACATTATATTACGAATGTGCAGTTATCGCTAGGGGCTGGCAAGACTGGTATCAAATACAGAAGAACATCTACGAAAACGCTGGTAAGTAATTAATTACACCAGCTTTGTTTCGCTTCTCCGAAGTATTCTCTAGCAAATCCATTAGCTATTAACATAGAACGTAAACTTTGACCGTCTAGTAGTATATCTCCTAACACACGGCCACCAAACTTATCCCAACCGTATAATACAACCTGACGTTTCACAGATTTTGCGACAGCGTTTGTTGTAAATTTAGATGCTGCTAGTCCCCTGTCATTTTCACTGGGGCACTGGGCACGATGTCCCTTTTCAGGGGTATCTACTCCATAAATTCTGACTGCGAGTTCAGGCTTTAATGGGGCAGGAAGAAAGGGGGCAGAAATAACGATTGTATCTCCGTCGCTAACTCGCAGGATCTGCGCATCATATGTAGCTCCTTGGGGAGTTTTAGCAGCATAAAGACTAGCTGAGTATGTTAATAATAGGATAGTGAGTAGTTTTTTCATAGTCTATTATTTATCTTGGGCATAAATACTAGATAAACGGGACTCTGAAATGGCATATGAAGTAATTAATGTAGGTTCACTTCCAAACGACGGATCAGGTGATCCATTACGTGTAGCATACATCAAAATCAATAATAATTTTGCAGTAGCGAGTAATCTTACACCGTCCGGATCAAATGGGGATGTTCAATTTAAGTTAGTTTCAGTCAATGGAAACGTAATTACAAACTCTTTTTCATCAAGTACAAACCTAAATTTTAATGATGATGAGGGCAACTTCTATATAGGGGCAAATATTATGCCACTAGTAGATGATGCAATGACTATTGGAGATCCTGTTAGACAAGTAGGTAATCTATATTTAAGTCCTAATGCTTTAAACATTGGTAACATAAACATCACCGAAGATGCAAACATTATGAACTTTAATGTTGCAGTGTTCCCCTCGCTTAAAGCAGATATAGTTGTAGGAGGTATAAACTATGGTGCAAGTCCTAACACGACTATTGATACTCATACGTTTATAACAAACACAACTTCACCGATAGCAATATATGCAGTACCAACAAGTCAATTTAGTGCAGGAAAATTTGATTTGACTAGCAGAGAAGCAAATAGTAACAATAGTCAAACAGTAACACTGGTTGCGTCATTGAGTAATGATGGAGCGAATGTTTCTTTTACTGCGTTTAACACATTAATATCTGGAAACGCAGTAACAACATACGATATGGATGTATCCGCAAATAGTGTTAGAGTTATTGTGTCCCCATTCGTAAGTGCCACTATCACACATAACATTTCATATAAGATTGATACCTAATGAGAGCAAAAGAATTTATCGTAGAGCAGAAGAAAAGAGGTAAAATGACCAAACGTCAGAAACAAGCGACAGTTGGAGTTGACCTATTTCGTGATCCTGACGGATACGATAGAATGTATGAACTAAATCGTATGATGATGGCTGTAGCTATGGCAGATGGATCAGGAAGTCTACTACCAGTTGATGCAGAAAGTTGGATAGGTAAAGATAATTCTGCCCAACCATACACAAAACTAGAACAAGACATGATGAAACAAGCAGCAAAATCAATTGGTTCTAAATTAAAAGACTCTAATCATGGTAATTTACGTAGTATGGAATTAGATACTACCAATAAATCTAGCCCAGTTCAAGCATTCAAAGGGTTTGGAAAATAATATACACATCAAATCTTGAATAAGTAAGTTTATACTTTTTTAGGATTTGTATGATAGATATTAACAACACCCTTGACTTAATCAAACTCAAATTTTACAATGAATGGCTATACGCCTCGCATATCTATGCTGAGGGCGAAAGCGGCTTTCATAAATCATTAACAACTCAAGTAGTTGAAGCATATGTTGATCCATTAGAAATGGCAAAAGATGCAGTCATTCTTGATTTAGGTTGTGGACCTGGTTACTTCCTAGATGAAATGAAAACACGTGAATATACTAACGTGACTGGGGTAACACTAAGTCCTGAAGATATTAAACTATGCGAAAGCAAAGGTCATACAATTAAAGCATATGATTTAAGCTTTATCCCACAGAAAGATGGTTGGTATGATGAAAGCGTAGATTTTATATTTCTACGACATGCATTAGAACATAGTCCATACCCTATCTTTAGTTTGATGGAATACAATCGTTTACTAAAACAAAATGCATCAATTTACATTGAAGTGCCCGCACCAGATTGTGATAGAAAGCACGAAAACAATCCTAATCACTATAGCATTTTGGGATCAAGTCAATTAGCAGCATTACTTGTACGTACAGGATTTGATGTTGAGAAATTCAACAATATTGAGTTTGATTTGACTGTTGGAACTGATGACGATGGCAATCCTGTCAAAGCAAGAGAGAAATACTACGCAATTCTAGCTACTAAAAGAAGACCATTAGACGTTAAGTAATGTGCTAAATACATCATGACCTTTGATGTATGGAAACAAGCACAGTTAATGAATGGTTACACTAAGTTACAATCAGTAGACCTTCCTGAAACTAAAGAAACAACCCTGCAAGAGCTTAAAAAACTTGCAGGGTTACCAAACATGAGTCCACTTGGTGGCATGAATATGAGTGTGACAGGTACAGAGAAGGGAGAAATGATGAAGAAGCATAATATACAACCGGGCACTCCTGAATGGTTTAAGTTATGGTTCAGTCTCCCATATATGACAGGTGAGAAACCATTATGAGAATACATGAAATACTAAATGAAGATGATGCTAGACTTAAGCAGATGCAG